ATAGAGTCCTCTTAATGAGGAAATCAGATTTTGATATCTATCAAGACAAAAAACTTAAAACGCCTACTAAAGTAGCACCTACCGTAAAGGGCCCCGGAGGAGAAACAAAATCCTACGAGGTAGAAATCGGCAATAACAAGTCAACATATTTCTTCACCGACAAGCAGGCTGAAGATAGAATGGCCAACCCATCTAAATACGGCATAAAAAGCATTACACCGCTATCTAAACCAGGAGAAGGTGGAATTAAGAAGGCCTCTACAGGTGAAATCAAACCTAAATATAGTACGAGAAGCTCAAGCGAGACATTGCCAGACAAGAAGTTCTATTCAAAATATCCTGGATCCCCTGGTGGAACAGTAGTTAGGACTGGGGGATTACAACTGACTCCAATAAAAGACTACGAGAACAATAGATGGTTCGTAGTAGATAACAACAATAATCGCGTAGATGATAAATCTTATCCAACAAGGGAGAAGGCGAAGGAAGTAGCCAAACCAGGAGAAAAGACTATCATAGGAATGCAGCTGAAGGCTATCGAGCAGAAGAGGTTAGCAGAAGCAGGAATGGCATCCAAATTTCAAAGTGTGATTGACACAGTGAGAGACATGTTTTCTAGTCAATCATCAGAGGTTAATTCATTGAAAGGCAAGGGGATATCTCTCACACTATCTCCAAAAGGGGTAGCCGATAACCCAAATAATCAGTGGGACATAGTTGGTACTATAAGCAGTGTAAAGTATAACGAATCTAAAAACGACCTTATAGTAGGATTTAAAGGTCCGGATAACATTAAAATGGGAGATCCTGGAAAGAAGGGCTCTCTGCACATTTACTTGAAGAAGGATGGACAGCCTGACATGACCTATTTTGAACAAACCATTGATAACCAGAGAGGAACTCCTTATAAAGTATTAGACTTATCATCCAAAGAACTACAAGACATTCTGAACGCCAAATACCCTGCTAAAGAGCAAAACAGCGACAGTGTATTAGAGGCCTATATCCGTAAAAGAATCGTAAAGGCGATACGTGAAGGTGAAGAAGGTCAATACATAGGAGTAGTAGGCCCTGATGTTAAGAAGAAGAAGCTAGAGGACTACATGAAGAGGTACAATTGGGGATACCAAAATAGTAGCGACCCTGCTGTAAAGAGCATAGGTGGTGAGTACAATGGTATCGTATCCAAGCTGATATTTGAGTTAGGACCTGATGGACTGAAAGTGTACAACACCTACGCACCAGACGAGTACAAGATATCAGATGTAAGCCAGTTAGGAGGCTATACTGCTAATGCAAATAGCGGACTGCCTAACGACGGCATATACAACCCTGAGAAGCTGATGGGAAGAGGCGGAAGGATGGCAGAAGGAGAGTTCAGTGACATAAACATGAAGAGCTCAATGTCAAGAATAGAAGATCTGAGTAAGCAAAGTTACATAAAAGACTACCTGGATATAAAGCTTATTCAAGACGCTATGAAATATTTTGATAAGCAGATGAGGAAAGGTAAGATTACCAAAATCCCTGATAGCGTAATAAAGGCGAACATGAAAATTAAAAAGCCCTAATAAAAATGGCAGACTTACTATTAGAATACTACCAGCTCGTTCTAGACAAACAGCAACTGAACGAAGCAGTGAATACTGCTTCAGGAAGTCCTATGATTATAAGAGGAGCTGTTATACAAAGAGCCAATGCTAAGAATCGTAACGGTAGGGTGTATCCCATGGATATACTGAGAAGAGAGATCGATAGATATACAGACGACCTGGTAAACCATAACAGAGCGCTAGGAGAATTAGACCACGCATCAGATAATGTGGTCAATCTCAAAAACGTATCTCACAACATAAAAAAAATCTACTGGGATGGGGATGATGTGAAAGCCGATATAGAGATATTGGACGGACCAGAGTTCCCATCCGGAAGGATAGCTGCAGGACTGCTTAGAAGGAAAATCCCACTAGGCATAAGCTCAAGGGGCATGGGTAGCGTAGATGAGGCCCGTGATGGCTCAGTAACTGTCAATGACGACTTCAACCTACTGACATTTGACCTAGTGTCTTTTGAGAGCACTCAAGGGGCTAATTTCTCTCTGAATGAGGGAGTATCTACGGCACCGGTGTATAAGCAGAGCAGGCTAGATAGCATAATCAGAGACCTGATTTGTAACAATGCTGGGTATTGTCCTTGTGAATAATCTAAAAAATTTAGCCGAATGTGCTAAAAAAATTAGTTTTAGTCATAGGCTTGCATATTTATTGTAGAATTAAGCACTGAATACTCTTTAAGCTCTATAAAGAGTCGCATAATAAAATCTAATTATACCTGATAAATAGGTGTAAATCCCATAATAAAATTTAAGGAAAAAAACATGAAAACTGATTTGCTAAAAGAAGCAATCGCAGATGCGGATGCTATCAAAAAACTGGCTATCGAAAACGCCAAAGCTTCCCTAAACGAAGCCTTCGATTCTAAAATCAAATCAATGCTCGCTGCCAAGCTGCAGGAAGCTGACGATGAAGATTCTTATGACGAAGGTAAAGATTACGAAGAGACTGAAGAGCCTAAAAAGCCTAAAAAGCCTAAAGAGACCGAAGAAGAGGAAGAAGAGCCTACAGACGAATCTTTCGATTTAGACGAAATCTTAGCTGAAATGGAAGGCGAAGAAGATCACGATGACGAAGACGACGAAAAAGGTGAAGAAGAAGGAGATATGGAAGAAGCAAAGAAAGAAGAAGAAACTGAAGAAGAAGGCGAAGAAGAAGGCGACGAAGATATGGACGAAGAGTTAGACTTGGAAGCCCTTCTTGCTGAAATCTCCGATTCTGAAGCAGACTATTCAAACTTAGAAGAAGAGGAAGAAGAGACAGACGAAGCATACGAAGCTAAAGAAGGTGAGCTAGACGAAGCCGGAGGCGATGCTACTGCAAAATTCATGGCCACTTTGAAAAAAGCTATGAAAGCGTTTGAAACTGCCGAAACTCCTGAAGCCCCTAAAGCTGAAGCACCTAAAAAAGAAGCCCCTAAAGCAGAATCTCAAGAACTCCAGGAAATTAAGCGTCAAGCTAAGCAACTGGCTCAGAAAGTAAATGAGACTAACTTAATCAACGCAAAGCTTCTCTATCTGAATAAGATTCTTCATAACAATAACTTAAACGAAGGCCAAAAAGTAAAGGTACTTTCTGCATTCGATAGGGCTACTTCAGTAAAAGAAGCCAAAATCGTGTATGAGTCCCTGAGCGAAGCATTCAGTGTAAAAACAACAAAAACCAAAAACAACTTAAAAGAATCTTTCGGATTCGCATCTAAAGCTGCTGGTACCTCAACTAAGCGTGATATCATCACCGAAGCTGATCAGCAAGTTAACAGATGGCAAAAATTAGCTGGAATCATTAAATAATAAATACAAAACAATTAATAAATGAACGTACAATCTCTATTGGAATCTGCCAATCCATACGCTTCTATGATGACTGAGGCACAGCGCCTTGTCAAGAAGTGGGGCAAGACAGGTTTACTCGCAGGCAAAGACCTGGAGAAATCTGCATATGGTCAAGAAAGGATGGCAATCATCCTTGAAAACCAAGCTAAGCAGCTTGTAATTGAAGGATCTCAAACAGGTACCGGCGGTACTTTCGTAGCAGGTCAAGGTGAGCAGTGGGCCGGTGTTGCACTCCCATTAGTTCGTAAGATCTTCGCTGAGATTTCTTCTAAAGAATTCGTTAGCGTACAGCCTATGACTCTCCCTGCAGGACTTGTGTTCTTCTTAGAATTCAAGTATGGTAACAACCAACCTGAAGGCATGAACGGCGGTGCTCGTTTCGCTACCGGTGCTAGCATGTACGGTACTACCAATGTAAAAGATACCGATCCTTTCGGTGGTCTGTATGGCGCTGGTCGTTTCGGATATAGCATCAATGAGTATAGCGGTGCTGCTGCAATGGCAATCACTACTGCATCTTATGCTGACGTTAACTTCAAAGCTAACTTTAGTGCATCTGCAGCTGCTGACAAACTGCGTAAGATTAGCCTTGTAAACGCTTCTGTAATTCTTCCTAGCCTTGACACTAACGGTGTACGTGCTTTCTTGATTACTGGTAGCGGTTTCAACGAGTCTAACGTATTCGCTGAGTTCACTACTTACAATGCTACTTCTGACATCCTTACTTTCGTTGCTAGCGGCTCTGGCGGTTTCGCAACTAGCTCTAGCCTGTCTGCTTCTGTTTACTATCAGAAACAACCTAAAGACAACGATCGTGGTGACTTCGAAGATACCAACACTCGTCCATTAACTGGATCTGCTGCTATCCCTGAAATCAACGTAGAGCTTCGCTCTGAGCCCGTTGTTGCTAAAACTCGTAAACTGAAAGCTAAATGGACTCCGGAATTCAGCCAAGACCTGAATGCTTACCAGTCTATGGATGCTGAAGCTGAGTTGACTTCAACCCTTTCTGAGTACATCTCTTTGGAGATTGATCTTGAGATTATCGACATGCTGTTGTCTAATGCAAACACTACCGATGTATGGTCTGCACAGTCTAACACATTCTACAATAAGAGCACCAACACTTGGAGCGTATTATCTGCTGGTTCTACTGGCGGTTACTACAACACACAAGGTCAGTGGTTCGCTACATTGGGTACTAAAATCCAAAGCGTAGCTCGTACCATTCATAAGAAGACCTTACGTGGCCAAGCTAACGTAATCATGGTAGGCCCTAGCGTTGCAACCATTATCGAGTCTATCCCTGGATATGCTGCTGATACCGATGGTAGCCGCGAAGAGTTTGCAATGGGCTCTCATAAAGCTGGTCAGTTAAACAGCCGTTACAAAGTGTATGTTAACCCATACATGGATGAGAACACTGTACTGTTGGCCTTCAAAGGTAGCCAGTTCCTTGAGACCGGTGCTGCTTTCTGCCCTTACATTCCCTTGATCATGACCCCTCTGTTGTATGATCCCGAAACTTTCACCCCACGTAAAGGCTTACTTAGCCGTTACGCAAAGAAGATGCTCAGAAGTGAGTTCTTCGGTAAAGTATTCGTAGCTGATTTGGACAAAATCTAGTTGATTACCAACACTTTATAAACTAGCCGGGAGAAATCCCGGCTTTTTTTGTTTGCCTTATGCGAAAAATGCATACATTTGGAACATTAAATAAACCCTAAACAGGAGTAAAAGATGGCTGAAGATAAAAAGTGCTTGGAGTGTGGTACAGAATTGTCAAAGAGGCAGAAGATGTTTTGCTCCAACAAGTGCAAACTATCCAATAAGGACAACATAGCTATCAGAACCAAGGCAAAGGATAAGCAGGATGATGGCCTCATAGCCGTTTGTAAATCTACCGGAAAGGTATACAAAGACCACAAGAATTACTCAGGAGTCTTAACCCGTCATGTACGATCTATGGGCCATGAAATGACCTCCGTAGCTGACTACTTCGATGTAATACTCAACCCAAAATCTCCCAAACCCAAATACCACTGCAAATACTGTCAGTGGAGCACTGTAGATGTAAAGAACCTATCAGGATGCATAACCTCGCACCTAAAGAAAGAGCATAGCATAGAGACCTCAGACCACGTCATAAAGTATCCTGACGAGAGCATCCTATTCTCACACAACAACAAAGACTCCAACAGACAAGCAGTATTCAATACCAGGGAGGCTTCATACACAACCTGTGAGATATGTAAAAAGAGATATGAAAAGCTGACTGAGACTCACATGAACACCCATGGTATAACCCTAATCCAGTATAGGGATAAATACCCCAACAGCAAAACCCTGTCTAAAGACCAAGTAGACATCCATAGAAAGCAGTATGAGCTTAACAGAGTCGCTATAAACAAGATAAAGAAGGTAAGCAACAAGGAGAATGAGCTGAGAGACTTCTTAAAGTCCTTAGGAGTGTCCTATAAGCAATCAGATAGAACCGTTATAAACCCAATGGAGCTAGACTTCTATATTGCAGACCATAAACTAGCTATAGAGTATAACGGGCTAGCCTGGCATTCTGAGAAATTCGGTAAAAAGGATAAATGGTATCACCTGTCTAAGCTAGAGAAGTGTGAGGAAGCCGGAGTTAGGCTCATTACTATATTCGAAGATGACTGGATAAACAAAAAAGACATCGTAAAGAACAAGATAGTCAATGCTCTAAGGCTAAACAAAGACCGGATATACGCTAGGAAGTGCGTCGTGAGCGAGATAAATCTATCTGACAAAAATAATTTCCTGGATATCCATCACATACAAGCGAAGGACACCTCTCCAATATGCCTAGGACTGCACTACAACGGCGTATTAGTATCAGTGATGACATTCGGACGTCCCAAGATAACAATGGGCGACAAGGGCAAGCTAAATGGGTCGTATGAGCTGTCTAGATTCGCATCATCTACTAATGTGGTGGGAGCGGCCTCAAAACTGCTATCGTATTTCATAAAGACCTACAGCCCGAAATCAATATTCAGCTTCGCAGATAGGAGGTACACCACGACTCTAGGGGAAACCGTGTATGATAAGATTGGGTTCAAAAAGGACAAGATAAACCCTCCTACATACTGGGTATTGAAAAACCACAGACAGCGCTATCACAGATTCACATTCAACAAAAAAAGAATCGTTAAATATCTAGGAGGAGATCCAAAGAAAACTGAGATTCAGAATCTATACGACCTAGGATACGATAGGATATGGGACTGTGGAGCCATAAAATATGTTATGACTCTTACATAATTGTCTTCATAGAGAATAGAGATGCTTGAGATATTAGGAAGGGGTAGAGTTCTATTTCTTTAGCATGTTCAATATCTGATTCATATTGCTAACAGACATGCTTAAACTAACACTGTCTTCTGGTTTTAGCCTCTTTGCAATAGACTCTATACCGTCTAACTCCATTTTTAAATCTTGTTGCAGTTTAGAAACCAGACCAGATTTTAATCCTTGAAGTTGTCTTTCATATTTATTTTCAATATATTCAAGGCGATCTTGCGCCTTTTGCAAATCAGCCCTCAACTCAGCTATCAACTTGTCCTTATCAACAGCCTGTTCTGATAGTTTAGATTCTGCATCTCCCTTCTTTGAGAACCTCTTAACATCGACTCCCATATCTTTCATCTCAGTAAGCAAAAACATTTTATCATCTTTAGAAACCTTGGGATTCTTCAAAAAAGATTTTACCTTAGATTCCAACATTATATTTAAATTCCTATTTGGACCGCCCCCTTTAATAGATTCAGATGAATTTTCGGATGTTAAATTCTTGTATGATTTCATTGCTAAATTATGTAAATATTCATGTATAAATATGGTACAGGGTCATATATAATCATATTTATATCCGAATGCCGGTAGGCATTGTAATATTGTCTATGCATAATAAAACAATCAAAACATGACGTCTAATCATCACAACGACACAGTCTACAACCAGAAAAAGGTTCCTAAGAGCCCAATTAAGTTCAATCTCCAGCTCAACGAAGAGCAGAAGATTGTAAAACAGTTAATCTATGAGAAAGATGTAAACATCATATTGGGCAGTTGGGGTACTGGAAAGACGGCCTCCGCTTGTCAAATAGCATTGGACCTGCTATTCAAGAAACATAACGGCATAGATAAGATATACATATCTAGGCCCATAGACTTCACAGCTACAGGGTACCTGAAGGGGACCATAAGTGAGAAGCTGAGCCTGCACGTTATGCCGATAGTCCAGAATATGTATGCTTGTTACAACAGAGAGAAGATAGACAAGCTATTTTCAGATAACGTTATACAGATCATACCTATAGATTACATGAAAGGTATGAACCAGGCTACTAGCGTCACTATAATAGACGAGTTTGAGGACATCAACTACCATGACTTCAAACTGATTCTAACAAGGCTGTGTAAAGGCAGTAAACTCATATTCACAGGATCCGAAGAACAGATAGATGTGAAAGACTCTTGCCTAAGCAAGGTAAGACTCCTTAAGGATTCTGGTCTAGTTGGGTATAGCACTCTAACCATCAACCATAGAAATGAGGATATTGATAAGATAATAAATTACATAGAAAGCAAAAAATAGTGGGGGATAATTTTAAAATTCGTATATTTATATCAAATGATATCATATAATGGCAGTTAAAATTACCCAAAAAGATTTTATATGTAGAGCAGTATCCGTGCATGGAGATCTTTACGACTACTCAAAATCAGTATACAAAAACTATAGAACCAAAGTATGTATACAATGCAAAGTCCATGGGGAGTTTTACCAGACCCCTCATGACCATATTTCAGGTAAGTATGGGTGTAGATTTTGTGGTAAGGAGAGCGCATCTTCGAAGAGAATGAAAAGCAAGGAGGAATTTAAAAAGGAAATAGAGAATTTATATCCTGGAATTTTTAATATTGATAGCCTTGTATACTCTGGGATGAATAGTCCTGTGAGGATAACACATATTAATTTCGGAGAGTTTGAAATATGTCCCAAAAAACTATTGTATCAAAACCCAAAGAGAGGCGACATGTTTCACACAGTAGACTTTCTTAAAAAAGAGAAGCAGGTAAAGATAGAAAACTTCCTAAAAAGAGCTGAAGAAGTGCACGGAGATAAGTTTACATACGACATGGTCAATTATAATGGTCATGAATCTAGTATATCAATATATTGCAAGGAACATAAAAAACACTTTACTCAAAAAACAAAGCATCATCTAAAAAGTAATGGAGGATGTCCTGATTGTAAGTCAGATAGCATATCCAGAGCCGCATCACAGGACTTACCATCATTTATTAAAAAAGCCGTAGAAATTTGGGGAGATTCCTTAGATTTTTCCAAAACAGTATATAAAAACAATAAAACTAAAAGTGTATTTGTTTGCAGAAAGCATGGAGAATTTACAAAAACTCCCAACGATATTATAGGAGGGCATGGATGTAAACTTTGTGGGACTTCTAAGTTGGGTAAGTACAATGTGAAAAATTCAAAGAACAGAGAATCTTTGTATAAGGAGCAAACGGCTATTTTATATCTCATGAAAATTCACAACAGTGAAGAGACTTTCTATAAAGTGGGAATATCTATCAGCCTGTTTGATCGGATATCTAACATAAAAAGTTTATCAAAGTGTGAAGTAGAAGTAATACATTCTGTGAATATGACATTATTCGAAGCAGTTAACAGAGAGCATACTATTTTAGACCAGTTAAGCAAGTATTCATACCTACCTAAAAAAAGGTTTTCTGGGTATAGAGAGTGTTTATCTGTTGACTGCTTAGAAGAAGTCAATAAAGCCTTCACACAGATATACGACAATTACAAGGACTGATGATATTTATATCAGTAAACACATATAAATGGCAGGTCAAATAGAGATACAATATTACGATGCATCAGTACCGTTAGTGGCTGTTAGTGGGTCGACACCTTTCGGCTACTACGATACTGATGCAATGTTCGTAAGCGATGCTCCCAAGTTCGTAAAATTCGCAGCACAGAGACTCGGATATCCTATCATGGAAGTCGAGCTACAGGATATAAACTTCTATGCATCTTTAGAAGATGCTGTTACCGTGTACGGCAAAGAGCTGTATGAGTATAAGATCCGTGAGAACTACATGTCCATGGAAGGCAATACTACCGGAAGCCAACTGAACAACACCCTAATCCAACCTAACTTCGGCAACATGCTGAGGATAGCTACTGACTACGGTTCTGAAGTGGGTAGTGGCGGTAACGTTCATCTATATACCGGGTCTATACCAATGGTAGCCAACCAACAGTATTATGATTTGGATGCCTGGGCGAGTTCATCCATAAGCCTGGCTCCTGGAGATAGAATAGAAATCAAAAAGGTGTTTTATGAGGCTCCTCCGGCCATTGTTAGATACTTTGACCCATATGCAGGAACAGGTACCGGATTGCAGTCTCTTATGGAAACCTTCGGCTTTGGTCAATTCTCACCCGGTATAAACTTTATGCTGATGCCGGTGTACTTCGACGTGCTTAAGATACAGGCCATTGAGTTCAATGACCAGATAAGAAAATCCGCATACACCTTTGAATTGATTGACAACAAGCTGAGGATATTCCCAATACCAACATTCGATAGAAACCTGTTCTTCAACTACATAAAGAAGTCTGAGAGGAACAGTGTAATCCGGGATAGCAGATCCAATCTGATAACCAATGTCAGCAATGTGCCATATGGAACTACCACATACTCACAAGTAAACTCCGTGTACAAGAAGTGGATATTCGATTACGCATTAGCGCTCTGTAAAGAGACTCTAGGCAACATTAGAGGAGTGTACCAATCAATACCCATTCCAGGCGCTGAAACGACCTTAAATGGCCAAATGCTGATAGATCAGGCTAACAATGAGAAGACTGCTTTGATAGAACAGCTCAGAGCTACCTTAGATGACACATCTAGGCAGAAGCAATTAGAGAAGAAAGCTGATGAATCTGCGAAGATGAGAGACACATTTGTTAACTTTCCAATGCCTATTTACATATTATGATAAAGCTAGTAGACATATTAATGAATGAGGATCAGTATGATTATGATAGAAAGGAGACGATAAAGCATACTTTCCATACATACTCATGCTATTACCTCGTCAAATTCAAAAAATCCATTAATAGAACGGAGGCTGTAGAGAGAATACGAGGTATAAAAAGTGTCACTATTGTGGATTTGAGAGGAGATGAGAAACTGAATAAGATAAACAGGAGCCTGGCAGACTTTGAATACAGCACTGTCGAGTTAAAATTCGTAACGAATGAGGAACCTTCTAAGCAAGTGGAGTACATTCGTAAGGCCATGGTAGGCTCAGACAAGGCCAAAGGCATAGATTTCATACCGGGGATAGTCGCTGCTAAGGCAAAAGAGGACACCTTAATAAAACTAGATTAAAAATGGCCCTTTTTGGAAGCGTTAGAGCTAGATCTCTATTCAGACATCACAGTAGACAGTTGCTAGCTAGGATAGTAGCTGAGGAAGTGCTATACTATAAGCTGTCACTCAAGGAAACCTCGTACAATCTGTACGGTGAGTCCAAGAGTAAGGTGTATTTTCAGCCTGTACTGATGACATGCCTGTATCAAGTTACCGATCAGGCGTCTGAAGACGCAGAATACGGAAAGAGCCGGTCTCAGCAGGTAGACTTCAAGTTCCTTAGGGACGATTTAGTAATCGCAGGACTGCTTCCGGAGGCTGGAGACATCATATCTTGGCAAGAATCCTACTACGAGGTGGATCTAATCATTGAGAATCAGAGAGTGATGGGTAAGAACCCTGAATATGCCTTAGAAACTGGATTAGCTAAGTACGGAGAGTCCTGGTCCATGATATGCAAGAGCCATTTGACAAACATTAATAAACTGAATATCGCAAAATCGAAATAAATTGCCTACTCAAAAAAGAACCATAAAGAATCGTCCCAAAAATGAAGCTGAAAAGCTGAATGATGCGCTCAACGTCTTTACAGAAGGGGTTGCCAAACCGTCTATACATACGTATAAGAGGGGCGATGATACGAGCGTGAGAGGGGATGATATAAAAAGCGTATCAGTAGGGATTGAAGACATTGATGAGGCCGTTATATACTATTTTAAAGAGGTGATACGGCCCTACGTAGTCAGCGAGGGGTCTACTGTGAGCATACCAGTGATGTACGCAGACCCTGAGAAGTGGAAATCTGCTCAGAAGGATGGATACTACAGGGATAAAGAGGGGAGAGCACTATTTCCCGTTATAACGGTGAGACGTGATAACATGGAGAAGCGTAGAGACTTGACAAATAAGCTCGACGGTAATAAAGCTAACGTCTACCAGGTGTATGAGAAGAAGTACACTCAGAAGAACCAATATGACAACTTCGGAATACTCACCAATAGGGTTCCGGTGAAGGAGTTCTACAATGTGGTGGTACCGGATTACTATACTGTGACGTACTCATGCGCCATCTACGTATCCTACCAACAGGATCTGAACAAGCTGATAGAGTCAATAGGCTTCCGGTCTGATTCCTATTGGGGAGTGCCGAATAAGTTCCAATTCAAAGCCACCATAGATAGCTTCCCGGTAACCACGGCAGTGTCTGACGGTGAGGACAGGAAGATTAGCTGCATATTCACCCTGACATTGAACGGGTATCTGACCCCTAACAACATAGACAAGCAGTTAGCTGCCAACTCTTTAAAAAGCCGGAGCAAGACTCAAGTAATATTCACCATGGAAGCGATTAGTGGTGACCTAAACAAAACAGCATTACCTATGAGAAAGAACGTGTCGCTAGCGGCAACATCATTTATACCAGAAGGGGTAACGGTGTACAACACATTCCAGTACCCGGCATTGAATACCGATATTCTGTCATATATCAATACCAATACGCCTAAGAAAGCTGACGTGATGACTGTAGATACTGCGACATTCAACAACACATCGTTTAAGGTACCACCCACTTCTGCAGGATTGCCTCCAACTTCGGTAACGGATTTCAGCTTCTTCGCAAATGGGGTATTTGTACCTGGTCAGCATATAATATCTTTCGCAGAATCCGGAAGCAGTACCGTACTTACAATAAACCCAACAACGCTTGGGTATGGATTTGACAGCATTGATGAAATAATAGGAGTAGGAAAATTCGCATAAGATGGCACTAATAAGATTTAAGCAAATAGAGAAAAACTGGTCTGGGGATGTTAGCATCACAGGCTCACTGTCAGTATATGGAAGTGGTACATTCGTACAATCATCCTCCATACCTGCCTTGATAGTGTCAGGATCACAGTCTGTAGTAGCTACAAGTACTCGCAGTGGCTCAGTATACATACAAGGTCTTGGAACGCTGGCAGATACTGGTAGCAACCAGACTGTAGACTTAGGAGATAATTCATATTAAAAAGTTATATAAATGGCGCAATGGAAAAAGATACCTAGAGAAGGTGGGGATGTAACGTTTAACACCGTTATAGTGTATGGAGACTTCTCAGGCTCCGCAACCGGGGCATTCGGTATAACATCATCAAACATAGTAGGGGACTTCTCAAGGATCGCCACCGGGAGCGTGATTGCTACGGTTAGCGTAAACGATAATGCCTTCGTGTTAGAGAGAAGTGGGAGCAGTCTTATAAACGTAAGCAGTAGTGGTAACGTCGGTATAAACACAGCACCAACCGGGTATAAGCTAGATGTGTTAGGCACTCAAAGAGTACAAGGCAAGCTGACTGTGAGCCAGACAGGAGCTGATATAACAGGCAGCCTGGCAGTAAGCGGATCATCCACACTATCAGGCAGCCTGCAGTCTAGCGGATCAAACACCTTTATAGGATTAAACAACCTAGCAGGGGTATCATCCCTGACAGGCATTACAACTCTCTCAGGAAGTGTATATTTATCAGGGTCTAGAAATACGAACCCCACTATAAAAATAAACGGAGATATCGAGCATACAGGGATTACTAAAATGATTCCGATAAGCGCTAGCATAGATAGCTCAATATCAGCATCATACGTATATGTAGACCAGTCTACAAATGACCTGTACTTTGAACAGAATGGTAACGGGTATGCTAACAGGACTAGGCTGAGATGGCTAGAGGGCAACATGTACACCGGCCTACTTCATGGAGGGCTATTATCAGTAACACCTGGAGCTACAACCTACAACATGAGCTCTGGAAGCGGTATAGTAGTGACCTTGAACGCATCTATAGCAGATGATCCATACCCAACGGTAAGATATGTAAAGTGGGATAATTATGTGAGCCAGTCACTGACCTTCCTCACTGCATCCATCCAAACCTTTGTAGGAATAGACCCAACAGGAAGCATAATACAAAGCAACACTCCATGGACTGATGGCCAATACAACACTAGCATATCAATAGGAACGGTCCTACACCAAAACAAAGCTACGGTAAATTCGGCTATATCTTACCCAAATGTGGCATATGGATATAAGCAACGTACCTACGATTTCATAAAAGCCTTCGGACCTCTAAAGCTGTCAGGATTCACTCTATACCCATCTAGCTCACTAGGGCTGACTGTGGGCGGTGGAACAGCGTTCTCCGATGGACGTAACTACCAAAACGATCCCAACAACCCTAGCTATATTACAGACTTAGGTACTACAGTATCTAAGATATTCCGGTATTATCAATCAGGATCAGAGTTTGTATTGGATACTAGCGGTAGCCTAGGATATACCGTGATAGACCCCGTAAACTACAATAACAACGGAACGCTTACTCCGGTACCAGGCACGGGTGCTAACAGACAGTGGTCCATTCAAAGGGTATTCTGGTATCCAAATAGTGCCACTAAAGGGATAGTGGTGTACTACGGAAACGCTACATATGAGACGAGAACCGATGCTATCGCTAACATAGAATTTGAAACCTTCAATGAGGTAGCGAATACTCAACAGAATGCTATATATCTAGCAGCCGTAGTCATAAGGAATGACGGAATCTTCACAGACGCAGAGACCTATTCAATAAGACCAGGAGGCATATTCAGAAGTGTCGGTGGATCGGGAGGCGGTGGCTCAGCAGCTACCACTAGGCTGATAGACCTGACCGATACTGCTATACTTACCCCAACTAGCGGTCAGGCATTGGTGTACAATTCAACCCTGTTGAAGTGGGTGAATTCATCATACATGTCAGCTTCCATATCTGGAAATGCTGATACCGCTACCTCATCATCGTATGCTCTGACGGCTTCGTATGCTGCTAATGCTGTTTCTAGCTCCTATTCGTCTAACAGTTGGACTCTGACAGGTAATAGTGGAACTAACCCTTCAACCAACTATGTAGGAACCTCAGACTCTAGCAGCCTAAGTATCAGGACTAATGGAGTGGAGAGGATGAGTATATCATCATCAGGAAGGATAATGATGTTCCCTAATGGGAGACAACCCCTTAGCCTATTCCATATGAACGATAGTACCGGTGGAGTATTCACCACTGTCAACTATAATGGGACCGCATCAGCAGGATATGGCTATATTAGAAGTGGGTATTATGATGGAAATACAAACACCTGGAATATATCTACGGGGTATGTGGGAGGGTCAAATCAAACCACAAGTGGTCTTAGGCTAGTGGGAACAGATGATGCCGGGGGACAACATTCAATAACTCTAGGCCTGTCATCAGACTTAGGAACAAACAGGAGTGTAACTTTCAAAGGGAGTAACACATTCTCAGGGGGAAACACGACCGAGTTTAGATTTGTAGGAAGCATTACTAACCAGCTAGGGGCAACCGGAACAGGACTAGGATTATACCAAACTTTCGGAAGCAGTATAACAGACGGTAAGCATGAGGCGTTGAGAATAAGCCCCTATATCTCAAACACAGGAGCCACGCTACTAATTAACATGGGAACCAACTCTGCAGCTGAGAACACCGGAACGCATACGGCAAGGTTCACAGTAGACAGCCTAGGAAATACTTCCATAGGTAGCGGTACTATAGATAGCAGCTCCATTCTAACTATGAACAGCACTTCTAGCGGCTTCCTAATCCCTCGTCTCACATCAACACAAAAGAATGCTATTTCTAGCCCCGCTACGGGGCTCATGGTCTATGACACTACAGACAGTAGATTCTACGCATATAGCTCATCCTGGAGAGGCCTAGCCTACATGAATGACATATCATCATCAGGACTGATATACACAGGAGACACTACTAGGAACTACCTATCATACGGAGCAGGCAGCGGAAGCATGTTAGGAACAGCTAGCAATGGTAGAAACATCGCTATTGGAGAGTCTTCAATGGCTAGCATCACTAGCGGAATTGCCAATATAGGCCTAGGCTATGCTACGTTAAGAGATGTTACGGTAGGTAGTTATAACACCTCTATCGGCTATCAAGCACTCATCGCAAACGGTAATTACACTACTGCAATAGGTTACAATGCGGGAACTTTAGGTGGTCAGAATAGTGTAATGGTGGGGGCTGGTGCCGGTTATTATGGCGGTACGGAAAACACTGCAGTAGGGCAAGCGGCTTTAGGGGCTTCCCAAAATAGTGGATATAATACAGCTGTTGGTTACGGGAGCTTATACTATATGCAAACAGGCGGAAGTTATAATACAGCAATAGGCCATTCAGCAGGGTATACGAGCCAAACAGGAAGCTATAATGTAGTAATAGGTGCTGGTACAAGATTGCCATCAATAACAGGCAGTAATCAACTTCAAATCGGTTCAAGCACCGTTAACTGGATTTCAAAATTTACCGGCAACAACTTTCTGATAAACGCAGGTGGCGCTACAATATCAACAGCTACTCCATCAGCAGCTCTAGAAATCTACAGTGTGTCAGGAGGTCTGTTGATACCAAGACTTACCACTACACAGAAGAATGCTATAAGCAGCCCCGCTACAGGTCTGATACTGTACGATACTACTGACAGTAGGTTCTATGCGTATAGCGGTAGTTGGAGGGGAGTAGCGTATGTTGATGACATAGCAGCTAGTAGCTCTATAGCCACATCAGGAACAACTTTGTATTCGACCAAACCTGGGACAGCGAATTTTAGCACATCGAACGGTATATTTTTTGGGGAATCAGCAGGAACAAGCGCGACCAATGCAAACAATTCAAACTTCTTTGGGAACAATGCGGGACAGTTTGCAACCAATGCGGCCTACTCAAATTTCTTTGGTTTAAATTCGGGATTCCTTGCCGGTAGTGCAGCCTACTCAAATTTTTTCGGAGCAAGGGCTGGGCAATATGCAGGAGGAGCGACCTACTCAAATTTATTAGGCCCATATTCAGGATACAATGCAACATCAGCTTCCTACTCAAATCTGTTTGGCTACAACGTAGGGTATACAAGTAATACAACAGCCAGTATAGGAACCAACAACATAATCATAGGTACAAACATAAGCCTACCTGCAGCTACCACAAATAGTATAAACTTAGGCGGAGTGTTGTTTGGAGTAAATACCTATTCAACATCATCTGGTAATCCGAGCATAACGGCTCAGGAAAGCGGAAGGATAGGAATAAGAACGGTAGTACCAGACGCAAGTTCGGCTCTAGAGATAGGAGGGACTACTGGAGGGTTGTTAATGCCTAGACTGACTACCATACAAAAGAATGCTATTTCTAGCCCCGCTACGGGGCTCATGGTATTTGATAGTACTGATAGTAGATTCTACGCTTATAGCAGCAGTTGGAAAGGTCTAGCATATGTTAGTGAGCTAGGAGCTAGTAGCTCAATAGCAACCTTCGGCACCGCCTTATACTCAACAAACCCCTCTACATCTAACTTCGGACCTGGCGGCATATTTCTAGGACCCAATGCAGGTAGAGATGCTTCATCAGCCAATAACTCAATATTCCTAGGATATGAAGCCGGGTACAATGGCGTAGACGCAGGAGAGAGCATATTCTTGGGATATAGAGCTGGTAGAGATGCTGAAAGTGCCAATGAATCAAACTTCATAGGCTATGAAGCAGGCATAGGGGCCACCACTGCCTACGACTCAAACTTCATAGGACTGCAGGCAGGCTATAGCGCCTCATCAGCAAACAGTTCAAACTTCCTCGGGTACCAGGCAGGGTACTCCGCATCAAACGCCTCATTCTCAAATCTAATCGGATATAAGGCCGGAACTACCTTTGCCGGAAATTCCATAGGGCCCAATAACATTGTGATAGGCACCAACATCAGCCTACCGAACTCAGCCTCAGATAGCATAAACATTGGTGGTGTGCTGTTTGGAGTCAACACGTATTCTACAGCATCTGGTAGCCCTAGCATTGCAGCACAAGCCAACGGCAGGATTGGTATAAGAACCGTCACTCCACACTCTAGCTCAGCTCTAGAGATAGGAGGTACGACTGGTGGTATACTGATACCAAGACTGACTACGACTCAGAAGAATGCTATAAGCGGACCGGCTACAGGACTCATGGTATTTGATAGCACTGATAGTAGGTTCTATGCTTATAGCGGATCAGCCTGGAGAGGCCTAGCCTATAGCGATGAAAACAGCTCAATGATCTCAGCAAGCAGTGTGACAGCATCAACATTCACTGGTAACACTTTCATATCTAGCGGGTCGTATGGCACTGCAACTATGAATGCTGGGAATAACCCATCAATGATGGTCTTCAGCGGTAGCAATACTATTGGAGGTTCCGGGTACATCGACTTTATAAAAGTCACTAACAACTCCTCCGGTTCTACAAACCCTAATAAAACCCTTAGGCTGAATAATGCCGGTGGATTTGAAATCGTAAACAGTGCTTATAACGGAGTAGCGCTAACGCTATCGGACTCCGGTAACCTGTCTATAGGAGGCTACCTAAATCCGACTACGTGGACTGCTGGACAGGTGATAAAAGATATCATGCTATCCAATACTGAAGTAACCGTCAGCGCCACCACTGTCGGTACCAGTACCTCCGATACGGACTTCGTAACCTATAGCTATACCCCGGTAAGCTCTAACAGCTATCTTATGATCCACTACCATTTATCTGATTACACTTTTGAGAGTGGAACCGGTAACGACTCCTACTTCTCTAGAATAAAAGTAGACGGGAATGAGATTACATATTCAAACCAGAGTACGGTCAATGGTTCCCGCTCAGGAGTGCTATTCCCATTAACAGGAAGGTACACCAATTCTAACACAACCGCTAAATCAATAGTCATAGCATGTCGTAGAGATAGTGCAGATGATAGCATCACTATAGCAAACACAGCCACCTCAATGTGGTTGAGGATAACGGAAGTCGCTAGATAATGATAACGGTAAAAAGACATACTCATCTAAACCTAAAACTGCTATATTTATAGAAGCCTAGATAGGCGTAAAACGATATCATATATATGAGCCAAACTCTAAAACTACGCAGGAGCTCAGTTCCTGGTAAAGTACCTACTACATCTTCAATAGAGATTGGAGAAATAGCTCTCAATACCTATGACGGGCTAATCTATATGAAGAAATCCGGGTCTGGGGGTGAAGAGGTGGTCGCTATCGGAAGAACGAGCGGATCATTCTCAGGCTCATTCAGTGGAAATTTCTCTGGATCACTGCAGGGAACTGCCTCATATGCACAAACATCCTCCTACTCTGAGAATATTAAGGGAGGCAAAGCTACGTATTTACCGTATTTCAATACGAATACGACGTTAGCTACTAGTTCCATATACCAATCCGGGTCCACAAGCATAATAATAAACCAGGCTAACAACACTGAGGCTAACCCAGAAGCCTTATATGTATGGCAACCCCATCCGACATCCATAAACGTGATAAGCGGAAAGGGTAATCTCAACAACTACCTTCAGCTGAACATCCACAACACTAATCAGGGAGGTAACTCCTCATCAGATGTGGTGGCTACAGCAGATAACGGTAATGAGACCGTGAACTACATAGACATGGGTATCAACGGAGAGAACTTCTCCGGGTCCATAGGAGGTCCGAACGATGCTTACCTGTATTCAGCAGGAAAGGATCTGCACATCGGTAACGTATCCAACTATGCTGTTCAGATATTCGCTGGAGGAGTTGACGTAGAAAGCAATAAAAAGCTGATCCTTAACCCAAACAACAGTCATGAGCTGACAGGATCATTGAAGATATCAGAGGCGCTGACAGTAGTGGGAGGCATTACAGCCTCATTACAGGGCACTTCTAGCTATGCTCTCAATGCTAAAAATGCTATCACCTCATCATACTCATACACGGCCTCATATGCCCTTAATGCGGGTGTGAGCATAGATACTGCATCATTAGCTACCACTGGGTCTAATATGTTCTATGGCAATCAGACCATATCAGGGTCTAATGATCCCACTACCGTATTCACCATACATCAACCTAGTGATGATCCATGGGCCTTCGGCATATACAACGATAGCTACAGCCCTAGCCAATTCGTAATAGCTGGATATGTTGAGAATAGCGGCAGAGCCCTCATAGGTACTGAGATTGACACTCCGTTAGAGTTCTACGTCAATGCTAATTACGGTAGCCCGACCTTGGCAATATCAAGCTCAGCAATCACAGTAAACGGTGATATTCACATACCGGAGACCTCTGAGATGTTCGGCACAGCCTCGTATGCTAGGAACGCAGACGCTAGCACGAGCTCATCATATGCTGAGGAGGCTAACAATGCTCAGACTGCCTCATATGCGCCATTATACCTGCCATTAACAGGCGGAAGCCTATCTGGAGACCTCACAGTATCACAGAACCTATATGTGGTCGGGACGGCCTCTATAAACGTCATACAGTACGTATCCCAATCCACACTGAACATCGGTACCAATATAATTACCGTAAACACCTCAACCCCTGCTACTAGATTCGGAGGGATAGCGGTGTATGACTCAGGCTCCACTGCTACAGGACTTACAGGATCCCTCTTATGGGACTCTGAGAACAATCATTGGGTGTATTCTAACCCATCAGGGTCTGAGTATGACGGAGCTATGCTGATATCCGGCCCTAAGAACACATCAGGGCTGGGGAATGAGACTGGGCTAACATTAAACTACCTCACCGTAGCTGTTGGAGAGGATCACATCGGCCCAAGCAGCATCTACCATTCCGGCTCTATAACCGTAGTAACCGGCTCTCTCACTGTAACCCAGGGAGTAACCGGATCATTACTCGGAACCTCATCATACGCACTGAACAGCAGTAACGCTACAAGTGCTAGCTATTCAAATGTTGCATTGAGCTCATCAAATGCGCTTAGCTCTAGTTATTCTAACCTGTCACAGACTTCTTCATATGCCTTAACGGCATCTTATGCAATGAACGGTGGCGGAGGAGGAACAGGGGCCGGATTCCCTTTTACGGGGAGCGCAATAATAACCGGAAGCCTGATAGTGACCGGTTCGATAACCTCCACAGGGGGGGTATCTGGAAGCCTCTTTGGAACAGCTAGCTGGGCTAGTAATGCAATCACCTCATCATATGTATTAGGCACCGTAGATAACGCTGTAAATGCACAGAGCGGGTCTAACTTCGTAGTGACTAGCACTCTGAGGGTTGATGGAGCACTAATGGACTACTCCACCGTAAATTCTACGATAGTAGGGTCTAACAACATGTTCACTATTGCTACCGGGTCTTACACATCAGCCTTTGTAAAATACACGGTGGCTAAGACTACAAGTGCGAGGTCTGGTGAGATTACGGTGGTATGGAACGGTACAACCGCTATGTACACTGATACCTCTACGACAGACATCGGCAATACCGCTGATGTGGTGATGTCAGCTGCTGTAGTGGGAACGGATATTCAGGTGAATGCCGCTACCGGAACTTCAGGCTGGAAAATAAAATCTTTCGCAACATTCATGTAATGCCTTACATTTGCATATTTATATAGAGTAAGACATAATTAAACCCACGTCTGGGGGACAGTGAACCTAGACAGCATATAATGAGTCAAGAATTTGTAATCAGGAACGGGCTTATAGCCCAGAACAACTCTACAGTAACCGGATCCCTCACCGTGACTGCCGGTATAACCGGGTCATTGTTTGGTACTGCTAGTCAAGCGGTATCAAGCTCATACTCACTATCATCATCTTTTGCTAGCACAGCGACATCTAGCTCGTATGCGTTCAATGCTACCTCAGCATCATACGCTCTTAGCTCATCATATTCATTAAACGTAGACGGAGGGACTTACTAGTATGGGTATAACAATAGCCAATAAGGGGTTTGGAGGTAAAGTTACCTTTACTAACAGGAACGCAGGAGGTATATTCAGAATGAAATACAGCCTGGCCTTGTTATTGGATACCTATTCCGGTGCTGCAGCGGCCTATTCACTAAGAAAACTGAGGACTGCTTATAGTGGTGCGGCTATTAGAGTGAGAAGATCGTCGGATAATGTGGAGACTGATATAGGATTTACTAGTAGTGGAGCATTGGATGAAACAGCTCTAACTACTTTTGTAGGTGCTAATAGTGGATTTGTTACTACTTGGTATGATCAAAGTGGAAATGCAAGAAATGCAACGCAGACAACGGCGGCAAATCAGCCAAGGATTGTTAGTGCGGGGGTGGTGGATAAGTTGAATTCAAGACCTGCTGTTAAATTTTTAGCTGGCAACTTTATGATTTCATCTACTAATACTGGAACAGGGAATGGCATTAAATTTAATTTTGCTTTTATACCTTATTCTTTTTCTCAAATAACAACAGTAAATTATTTACTATATGAAGCAGGGACAGGATATGGGATACTTGCTGGAGGTAATTATGATGCGACAATCACCGGATTTCAATCAGTCTACAATAATGGATCTGCATCAACTGATGAAATTATTAATACACCTAAATTAGGAACGGCAATGCTTTATAATACTACTGCCGTTTGGGTAAATTCAAGTTTAAAGAATACTAATGCTGGAAGTAGTTTAAACGCTTCGTTCATGTCAATAGGTGGCGGCATATTTGGCTCAACGCAATCATCATATTCAACTATGCCGGAAATAATTTTTTATGCATCCGACCAAACAGCAACCCGAACCAAAATAGAACAAAACATAAACAGCTACTATGCAATATATTAAAGTCACATCCTTAGGCGAATACACATCAGAATTCCGCTGCAAATTATTCTCCCAAGAACTGTTTAAAATCAGTCGTCCGGTCTCAGCACCGGAGGACATGACATCTTACCTGTTCGGTTGGGTGAACAAAGAAGACGAGTACGCACTACAGGTAGACCTGGACTACCAAATCTACGTCCATCCTGAAAAGAACCTACAATATATTGTAGCCATGCTATCAGAAATGACGACACCTGAAGAGGTGGCGAACATCACAGCTATGATAGACCAAGCGACTCACATCCGCTTCGGGGACATCATCCCAAGCTATGTACCCATCAGCACTAGAGAGGAGTTAGAAGCCGAAGGCTGGTTTCCAACACCAGAAATGCCGCAAAACTAAAACATAGAAAGAGTAGAAATGGGTATAACTATCACAAATAACGGATTAGGGGGTCTGATAACATTCAGAAGTACCGGGCTAGGCGGAGCTATGAAAAGCTGGTACCGGCCACTATACCTGTTAGATAACTACCCAGGTGCTGCTGCAGCCTACTCTCTTAGAAGGCTTAACAGCTCATACAGCGGTGCGGCTATTAGAGTGAGGCGAGATTCTGATAACGCAGAATCGGACATAGGATTTACTAGTGCCGGAGCATTGGATGAAACTGCATTAATGACTGCTGTAAAGTACGAAACTATTGTACGTATTCTGAAGATCTAGGGTCATCATTTGGCCTGTTCTTTTCGTCCATAACTGCTAATTCTACAACAGCTCCAGATGGAGCAACTACAGCGAACAAAGTAGCAGAGACAGCTAATACAGGGCAGCATAGTATTAACAGGACTAACAGCACGTTTAATTTGACAACACAGTACACGTTTAGCGTATATGTAAAAGCAGCTGAACGAAACTATGTTATATTAAAATGGAGCTATAGCACTTCATCAGCGTATGCATGTTTTGATTTAACAACAGGATTAATAACCCAGAGCGGTATATTCGGCACTGCTCAATTGATAAATACCGGTGCAACTAGTGTAGGCAATGGATGGTGGAGATTGAGTATAACTGGATATGCGATTAGAGACTGTAGTATTGTAATATCCAATTCTGGAACATTTTCAACAACGGATGGTTCATATTCGTATGCTGGCACTCTTGGGAGTGGGATATACGCATGGGGGGCTCAACTTAATCTTACTAGTATTAAGACTTACCAAAAAACCACTAATGTGGCATATAATGGGAATGGCTATGTGACAACATGGTATGACCAGTCAGGAAACACCGGTAGGAATGCAACACAGACAACGGCTACAAATCAGCCAAGAATTGTTAGTGCTGGGGTGGTGGATAGAATAAATAATAAGCCTTCTGCATACTATAATGGCTCTAGTACTTTTTTAAATATTGTAAATATTGATTTATCTATTTCATTTGTTTTTGGTGTAGGCATTGCCACCGCAAACGTAAGTGGATTTAATGCCCACACTATTTTTTCTAAAAATTCAATATCAAATTTTGATCGAGAGTCGACACTTTATATTGATAGAACAGGATCCCAGATTATTTTTCAAAAAGTTATTAGCGCAAGTAGCGCAGCCGTAAAGGCAATGGATATTTCCAAAATAAATTTATTTACTGGCGTATATTATACTAATATCTTAGCTTATGTTAATGGTGTTTCGGGTACGTCAGTCGCATTAAGGGCTGGAACTTTAACAAATCCAAAATGCACGATTGGGAGTAGTGGAATAGGCGCGTTATTTTTATTGGGTTATATCCCTGAAATTGTAGTGTACAATTCCGACCAAACCACCAACCGAACCCAAATAGAACAAAACATAAACCAATACTACACAATATACTAAGACACTCATATAACTAAACCATGCCAATACTACAGAAAAGAAGTCTTGTAACCGGGTCAATACCCACAACAGCGTCCCTATCTCCAGGGGAGCTGGCAATGAACGTACCTGATGGCAAGGTGTACCTTAGAAAATCCGGTAGCGGATCAGACACGATACAATCAGCCATCACAACAGGAGCTAGCAACTCCGGAAGCGTAGTACTGACCGGCTCATTAGCAGTGTCAGGCTCAGGCACGATACTAACCGCTAATGGTGACGTCCTGGAATTCAATGCCGATACCTTCGAACTGACCGGTAGCCTGGCAGTATACGGTAGCTCACTGTACTCAGGAAGCATGGTATTAACCGGATCATTAACGGCTACTCAAGGAGTTACCGCATCACTGTTCGGGACATCAAGCTGGTCTGTGACTAGCTCATACTCACTGAACAATCTGAGCTCATCATACGCACTGACTGCTAGATCATCGTCATACGCATTGAGCTCATCATACTCTGATAACTCTTTATCTAGCTCGTATGCTGCTAATAGCCTTAGCTCTTCATATGCTGCTAACAGCTTGAGCTCATCATACTCCGCTAATGCATTGTCTAGCTCATACTCACTAAGCTCTAGCAATGCCCTTACTGCGTCATATGCATTGGCTAGTGCGGGAGGTGGGGTAGGAAACAACATCACAGCAGCAACAAGTCTATATTTATACAATAACGCATACTAAATCAATAACAAATGCCAGCAAATACATTACCCATATTCACATTAGTACCCGACATTGGTTTCGGGAGAATGGTAGCAGCCAATACCGGTTCTGACGGATCCGGAACGCTCTATACCGTTTTTACAGCCGGAGTCAATGGCTCAAGAGTGGACTCCATCACATTTACTAACTCACAAGCAACATATGCGGCATCTAGTGCCATGGTAGCTAGAGTGTTTGTTACAGACATTACTGGATCAAATCCAAGACTATTGTCTGAGATTGCACTACCAGCTGCTACAAGAACTGCCGCTGTTGTAGGACAAACACAGGTAATTACATACCTAAACGGATTGATACTCCCTAGCGGATCTCTAGTAAGGACATGCCAGAGTGTGTATGCAGGAGTTCAGGATCAAGTAGATGTAGTAGTAAGAGGAGGGGACTTCTAATGACATCAGCAGAATCAGCATATGGATTTCCATTGCCTGTATCTACTAATATGGGTTATGGATTTCCTAGTATAAAGAATCTATTGCTAGATACCTATAGTGGTGCTGCTGCAGCGTATTCACTAAGAAAACTGAGAACTGCCTACACTGGAGCTGCTATTAGAGTGAGGAGATCATCGGATAGCGTAGAAAGTGATATAGGGTTCACTAGTACTGGGGCATTGGATGAAACATCTCTTACTACGTTTATAGGGGCTAACAGCGGGTTTGTGACAACGTGGTATGATCAATCAGGTAACACCGGTAGAAATGCCGCACAGACAACAGCAGCAAGTCAACCGAGAATTGTGAATGCAGGGGTAATTGAGCGGCGTAATGGTAAGCCAGCGTTAAGGTTTCCTGCAAATATGCCTGCATATAAATTTGATGCACCAAATACAAATTGGATATATTTTGGCATTGTTTCTTATGATAATGCGGCTGGACTTCGACAGTGTTATGGTTATAATGGGGGAGGTTATCAGACAAGTGGTATCTATATGATTGGCCCAAACACAACATTTAATAGGGCTGGGGGCACTTCGGGAATAGGTGCTACTGGTAGCTATGTAAGCAATTCATTATTACTATTTGGCACTCAATACTTATCTAATAACACTGGCATAGGATTTCTAAACGCAAATACATCAGCTCCTGCAAGTGCACTTATCAACGGATCACCATACACAAGCGGAGGTGGGTTTGGTTTTGGCGTATATGGGGCATCAGCCGGAACATTTTCACTAGACGGGCATATTGCAGAACACATAGCATATCAGGTAGATAACACCGCAAATATTAATAATATAAAAATAAACATAAACAGTTATTATGCAATATATTAAAGTCACTTCATTAGGCGGTTATTCATCAGAATTTCGCTGCAAACCATCCCAACAAAATCTAAAATAAGCTATATGATACAAACCATTATCACGTCTATGAAGACTCAGTTAGACGACCTCCAAACGATTATAACCAATCAGGAGAGTCTGATAACAAGTCAAAGCAACTCAGCCACCGAGCTAGAGAAGTACAAACAGCAGAACAGTACGCTAATAACCGGAGTGCTAGAAGACTTCAAAGTCTTCAAACAGCAAACCACTGCTACGTTTTTAAACTATCAGAAGGAGCTAGAAAAGCTAGATGCTAGGATAAACAGCATCTCAACACTAGTAATCCCTACTACCACTCCTGCTCCCGTAGTAGTGACCACTCCGGCCCCAATAGTGATAACTACCCCTGCACCTACGCAGACAGTAACGCCTATAACAACACCAGCACCGGTAATCAATACTCCTACTCCCACTCAGTCGATTACACCAGCGCCTACAGTACCGACTACAGCAGTACCGGTATCAGAGTCTATCTCTGTAAAAGGGCAGGCCCAATCAACCCATTTCTCATCTTACATAAAGTGGGATGAGGTGCCGGGAGCTGAGTATTACATCGTAAATAAGAACGGAATAGAGCTCACCGTAGTAAACGGAAACGACACCTGGGATGTTGAATACACGCAGAACTCAGAAGTGACGTACACCGTACAGCCCATGTCAACCACCGCTGACAAGTTCGATCCTATAAAGATAGTAGCTAAGACTGCTACCGCACCTGTCATAGACAGCAAGTCTGTTGGAGACTACAAAGACCTGACGAATGTATCCTTAAAAGGCTCCGTAGTAAGCGGGTATAAGTTCGCAGCATCCGACGTAGGCAAGGTCATAAGCCTGAGCGCTACCAGGAAAGCCTCATGGTATAGAGAGGCTCCTATGTGGTCACATACCTTCATCAAAGAGGTGACGGCTAGTGGAGATGCCATCATAGAGACAAAGGTCTATAAGAACATCCCATTGGGAACACCGGCAGCGGAGCTAGTAGACAGCCCAAGCACCTTCGGATACTTCGCTACCAATAACTTCGATACCCTGAAGATAGAGCTCTCATCATCCACTCCATCTACTGTAAAGCTGACAGGAGACGTGTACGCAGACCCATCAAGGACAGAGTGGTACGTAGACAACATTGTGGAGAAGCAAGGGAACTCCGTAGGCATGATTAAGGTGAACAACCCTGCTCTGCTAGTAACAGGCAATATCATATTCGGTGGTGAAGACCTCCTGGGTCATAGAGAGAACAACGTCATCATCCCCTATACTGAATGGTACCCATACAACATCTTCCACCATAAGGGAGGCCTATTCGCATGGAGAGGTAATGTAAGAGGATGTCAGACCGTGTGCATCATGAACAGGACAGGACAGAGCCGATTCAAATTCTATCAGAAAGATATCGAAACAGTACCTAACTGCCAATTCATATACTCAGGAACATTCGGAGACAGGTTGAACTACCAAACAGGGTTCACTAACATAGCGGATAGTCAGCGTGGTAAGGCTACAGCAGGGAAAGACCTGGTAGCATGTATTAATGCCAACCTGTATGTCTCTGAGCCCTTCGTAGTAAGGCCTTATACTCCTCAAGCACCTCCTACCGACAAAGTAAGCCTTACGTTTGGTAAGCGGTTCCTGATGAGGAACACCACAGTGAACGGCTCCGCATTCTCAAAACCTTCAATCCCTGTGGATGCAGTGATAGAAGATCTAAAAGACGGCACAGCTAAGATAACAGTAGACAAAACCAAGTACCCAACATTCTCATTCTACAGCAATGTAGGCATTTGGTCAAGACTGCCATTGATATTCAAATCACCGGATACAGCAGCAGGTAGTATTAATGCCTTCCAGAACTCAGTAGGAAAGTATGTAAGCAAGATAAACAACGCCTACGAAGTGTTGGTAAAGGTAGAAGGAGATCCAATACCGGGAATCGTCAATAAGCCTATGATATTCGGAAACGTGCGACTGATAACCTGCCAGGATATGCAACCTACAATCCCATGGGAAGGACATGTACTGTACACTAGCAGCCTAGTGGAGATTGAGATCTACAATGTTCATCTTATGGGTCTGTTGAGCTTCCTGTTGAGGGCTAACAACTCCGATAACTACTCTGGGTACTTCAATCAGTTTAGCATGTCTAAGATAACCTATACATCGCCTAGCAAAACAAACCCTAGATTTGATGACATTAAAGAGTTCGGAGGCTATGTGCAATTCGCAGAATGGCCTGGACCACCATACATACAGGCAACCGTACAAGGGTTCAACCCCAATAAAAAAGCTCTGATGTACAAATGTCAAGAGCCTAATGCGGTGAATCAGAATGGAGGAATGCCATTCCTAGTAGTGAAGTAAAAAAAGTTTCAATAAAATCCATTTTTAGTATAAACCGTATATATTTATATACAGATAAAACAAAAGAAAAGCATGTTCCTAATCATTACCGCCCTATGTATTGTAATTCTTATCGCAATACTGCAAAACAGAAAAGTAGCAGAAACAAAAAGCAATCCTAATAACGTCTATGGAGCTCCCAAAGAGCCCGTAGAAGATAACGGAGGCGACGTTCTTCACAAGCCTGAGCCTGTGGAAAAAGTAGTAGAAGAGGTAAAGCCTGTAGAAGTAATCAAACCAGCAGAAGTAACTGTTAAGGTACTAGTAGAAGCCCAGGAAGCTCCTGTAAAGAAGACAGCTCCGGTAAAAAAGACTACAGCTAAGCCAAAGCCTGTTCATAATAACAAAAAGCCTTTAAAGGGTGGTAAGTAAGATAGCGGATATCGTCTCTTCATGGGCCATCTCAATAAACCCTACAAAGGAACAGCAAGAGATAGCCAACCACAGACTAGCAATTTGCGATAAGTGTGCATCCGCAAGATATAAAAAATCCATAGATCTCCACTACTGTGGGGAGTGCGGATGCCCACTTAGCAAAAAAGTATTTTCAAAACTTCCCGGAAGAGCGGCTTGCCCTCTAGAAAAATGGGATAAATAAAAAACCGTTATGGATACCAACAAAGAATTGACCAAAGAAGAACTCGAAAGCCTGAAAGAAGTAAACACTCGCTACAACAACCTGCTGGTTAGCGTAGGCGAATTAGAAATCTCCTTAGAAGATGCAAACGCTAGAGTGACTGCTATAAAAGCCGAGAAGGTAAATCTTATGGCGGACTACAGCAGTCTTAAGACAAAGAGCGAAGAGCTCTCGAATAAACTAGTAGAAAAGTATGGCCCAGGCAGGATCGACATAGAGACTGGGAAAATAGAGTCTATCTAGAGTCTTCCATATGGTGTTTTGAGAATTATTTTAGATATTTATTGTTGTATCGAGTTATATTATTCTTTTAAACATCATATAAAATGACAGAACAAATATCAAGCGCCGGAGTGTATGCGTATGAAAACGACCAATCGTTTTACACTCAGGGCAATTCTACTACCGGATTAGCGGTAGTCGGGCCAACCGAAAAAGGTGCGGCATTCGTTCCTACAGACATTACTAGTTATTCAGAGTTCACAGCCGTTTTCGGAGCTGACACTAAGGCTAGCTACACTGCACAGACTGCCTATAACTATCTGCAGGCTGGTAGCACTGTAAAGGTAACTCGTGTGTTAGGAAATGGCGGATGGTCTTATAGCTCGACTAATAAGTTAGCTGCTATTATAAAGCCCTCTACTGTAACTAGTACTGGGTCTTTTGCGAACACTACAGTTGACACAGGTTCAATCGTTCCATGGCAGTCAGGCCCAACCTATTATTTCAAATTAGTTGGCAGCGCCGACGTATACTTCTCAGGATATTCAGGAGCTCCTGATGGAGAAGGTCTCGGCGGTGTTCAATATTTCAACGCTACCGGATCATTAGCTAACACAATAGGAAATCTCGTACTTGCTATAAACCGTACAACTGCCAATACAAAAGTAACCGCAAGTTACACAGGAGGTGCTAATATCACACTTACTGCTACTCAAGTAGGAGCTCAAGGAAACGATTATAATTTCTCTCGTGTTCAGCCTGATGGTGAGGACATTGGAATAGACTTCCCATTTGCAAACGGCACAGGTGTAACATTTGCTACCGCCCCACAAATCCTTACGGTATTATACCCTACTCAAAACGATACAGTAAACACAGGATTGAACGGAGCAACTGTAACAGGAACTCACAACCAATTCAAATTAACCCTTAGCGGATCAACCTTCACTCAACCAGCTGTAAGCTCGTCTTTAAACCCTACATCAGATATCTACCTGACTAAGGTATTAGGTACAGATGCTACTTACAAGACTGGATCAGTATTCCCTTACTTACTGTTCGGCAATGCTGTAACAAATAGTGGAGTTATCACTGGAAGCGCTAACATCACCGGCTCATTAATATTCACCACTACCGCTTGCACATTCACTAGCTCTAACGCTAGCGGATATGATCATGCTAAGACCCCATGGGTACTTTCAGATAGTGGAGAGCGCTTGTTCACATTCCATCATGTATCTGACGGATTCAAGACTAACAAAGACGTAAAAGTTGCTATTGCCAATATCAACAAAGGCGATACTGATGTAGACTACTCAACATTCGATGTAATCGTAAGAGCTTACAACGATACTGACAAATACCCCTCTATCATAGAGCAGTATATCGGAGTGACCTTAGATCCTAACTCTGCCAACTTTATCGGCAGCATGATTGGTGATAAGTACAGCGCATACGATGAACTGCAAGAGAAGGTAATAGAGAACGGAGACTATATGAACATCTCAAAATACATTCGTGTAGAGATGACAAACGGTGTTAGCAACGGTATGACTCACCCACAGCTTATTCCTAACGGATATGAGGCAATATATGAGCCTATCGCAGGATTCAACGGGTACAATCTACCAGCTGCTGCTGTCGTGTTAAGCAACTCAAGCTCATTCGTATACTCAGGATTCGATTACAGCAATGCAGACAACATGAACTACCTTAACCCTACCCCAGTAGAAGCCGGAGTAGGTGCTAACGTAAACTTCACAAAACCTTCAAACGAGTCTAAATTCATACTGCCATTCCAAGGTGGAACAGATGGTATGAACTACACCACAATCAAGAAGATTGGAGCTGCCATTGAAGCAGATGGTTCAAACGTATTCGGATTTGATTTATCAGATAGCTCAGCCCCCGGCTACGGAGCATATGCGAAGGCCTTAAACATCCTAAGCAACAACGAAGAGTATGTATTTGATCTCTTAGCTCTGCCAGGAGTACTCGAACAGTACCACGGAGCAGTAACAGCATACGCACAGAGCATTGTAGAAGAGCGTACAGACGCAGTATACATCAGGGACCTTACAGGACTTAACGCTAACGTAGCTACAGCAGTATCTACAGTAGCAGGACTTGACTCTAGCTATTGCGCAACCTACTACCCATGGGTAAAGGTAAACGACCTGGGAAGCTCAAAAGACATCTTAGTACCACCTTCAGTAGTAGTACCAGAGGTATATGCGTACAGCGATAGAGTATCTGCTGAGTGGTTCGCACCTGCAGGACTTTCAAGAGGTATCATAGGAGCCATCGACACTAGAACAAGGCTTAGCAAGAAGGACAGAGATGCTCTGTACAAAGCAAGAATCAACCCAATCGCTAAATTCCCTAACACCGGTGTAGTAGTATGGGGACAGAAGACCTTACAAGTAAAAGATACAGCGCTTAACCGAATCAATGTTCGCAGACTGTTGATCAACCTGAGAGGCTTCATCTCTGACATCTCTAAGAACTTCGTATTCGATAACAATACTACTCAGACTAGAAATAACCTGATTAGCGAAATCGTACCGTACATGGAGAGTGTTCAATCTCGCCAGGGACTGTATGCCTTCAGAGTACAGATTGACGAAACATTGAACACCAATGACGCAATCGACCGTAATCAGCTAGTTGGTAAAATATACGTATCTCCTGCTAAATCAATAGAGTTCATCCTCTTAGAGTTCAACGTGACGGCTACCGGGGGAATAACTATGTAAAAAGTAGTTGAGAGAGATATTTATTAATAGAAATAAAACTAATATAGAAAATGCCAATACTGAATACGAATGACATGCTCGGTACAATGTTTGAACCGATACTACAGCATAGATTCTTAATGTCGATCAATGGTATCCCATCCTTCCTAATCAAGAAGGTGGATGGTATCGGATTCGACGATGGAGAAGTAACCATAGACCACATCAACAGCTACGTTAAATTCCGTGGTAAGCGTAAGTGGAACGATCTCACCCTAGCCTCTATAACCCTGTAAGCCCTAGTGGGGCACAGGCAGTAATGGAGTGGGCTAGGCTTGGATACGAAACTGTGACAGGCCGAGCTGGCTATTTAGACTTCTATGCAAAAGATATCACCTTTAACGCACTAGACCCGGTAGGTAACTTAGTCAATGAATGGGTGATTAAGAAGGCCTTCATAAAGAGCGTATCCAACTTTGGAAGCTGGGATTGGGCCGCTAGTGAATATACTACAATTGATATGGTTTTGGGAAATTCGGGGATGATTTTGAACTATTGATTTAACAATTTGTTAACATACAGAAAAACCCCAACCTTTGTGTTGGGGGTTTTTTATATTATTATGGAAAAGACGTGCTCAAAATGCAGTATTGAAAAGGATGTAATCCTGTTTAGAAAGGACTGCAGACGCGATAATGCGTATAGATCCATATGCAAAGAGTGTGAGCGTAAAAAAGAAGCTGAATATAGAAAGGCTAACCTAGATAAATTTGCAAAAAAATCCCGTGAGTATAGGAAAAACAATCCTGATAAAGCCAGAGATTATGATAAGAGGGCCTATGTAAAAAGTGCAGACAGAATAAAAGAATATGAAGCTAGTAAAGAGAGGAAAGAATCTAAAAAGAGGGCTATAGACAGACTTAAAGAGAAGGATCCAGAATACTTTGCCAGATATAATAGAAATAAAAGAATAACAGATAAGAACTACACTATAGCTCAAAATTTAAGGAATAGGGTTAATAAGGCTTTAAAAGGGGTTGTTAAAAGCGCCAAAACCAAACAACTTTTAGGATGCACTATCTCAGAACTTAAAATCCATCTAGAATCCAAGTTCCTACCTACCATGTCATGGGAAAATTATGGCCCTTTATGGCATATAGATCATATCATCCCATGCGCACACTTTGATCTTATCGATCCTACTCAACAGGAAAAGTGTTTTCATTATAGCAATTTACAGCCATTATTCGCTAGGACTACTATAATAGACGGGACTACCTATATAGGAAACCTAGAAAAAAGGGATTCTATTATTTGATAGATAACATATTTATATATACAATTTACATTAAACATGACACAATCACAAAAGATAGACGAACTTATAAAAAGAATATTGAAGGAAGAGTTGGATAACAAATCTAAATCAGACTCAGTAGTGAAAGAATCCGACGTAGAGCTAGTAACTCCTACAGGCACCGCAGCTAGCGCAACTCCAGACCAAAAGAGAGCTAAATCAAAGTATAAGCCAGGCACCAATATAACCTACACGAAAGCAGGTACTATAGCGGAAACTGAAGAACCCACAGAAGACTCCATACAAAAACCAGGCGCATCAGAAATCGCAGGACAACTATCAGAACTGATGGATAAGCTTAAAGCCCTATCAGAGGCTACAGAAGACCGTAAAGTTGAGAACCTGTCAGGTAGGGCTATGAAGCAATTAGAGGCCGTTAAAACCACCTTAGAATCCCTTACAGCACATGAGGCTGCTATCCTAGAGAAAGCTAACGCATACAGCCTTAAAGAGGCCGGTAAACGTCGTAAAACAATCGAGAAGCATCTTCGTAAGCGGGTTAAGATGGATGGCGTGGTTGAGAAGCTGATGAAGAAGCTGCCTGATGAGAAGATAGCTGAGATGATGAAGAAAGCTAAAAACGGTATGCTGGATGAAGAAAAGGTTGCCGAAGCCATGGTAAAGCTTTCATTGAAAGAAGGATATGATATAGTAGGAAATAGATCAATGACTATTAGCGAGAGAAGGATTAACGAGCTATCACCTAATACCTTCAAAAGTGCTATAAATGTATCTAAAGAAAGAGGTACAGATAATAGAACTCGTAAACTAGGACAACTGTATTTTAATGAATTCGTAGGCAAGCCTATATTAGGAGGCAAGATAACAGATATTACTGTCAATAATCCTTCGCAAGGTAATTATAGGACAGTATCAGTAGAAGTTGAAATTCCTAGTGATTCAAACAAAACGTCAAAAAAGAAAGAATATATTTATTATGATATAGATAAGGACATATGGGATCACGACGAAGCTAAAGCAGATATTGAAAGAAAGGATGCTGTAGTACTGTCTAAAATAGCTATGAAAATTAACCCTGACACAAAATACAAAGAGACCGGTAAATACTTTAAAATAAAAGGATACTAGTTTCAACACACAAAATGACATCCTGACTACTAAATTAAAATATTGAGTTACTAACCAATATTTGTAAGCACAACAAACTCAAACTAACAAGACAATAAAAATCTTCCTGCTACCTTAGGAAAAACCCAAAAGTCACATCTTTAGACCGGATGTGGCTTTTTTTTATCTCAAACCCCACTCCGTATATATTTATATACACAAATCAAAGTTTATGTCAGACAACCAAGTATTTAAAACCCCAACGCAGCCATTAGATCTGCCATCGAAAGGATTCTTATATCCAGAATCGAATCCCCTTAGCTCAGGACAAGTAGAGCTAAACATGCCATCTGCTAAAGATGAAGACATCCTGACCAACAGAAACTACATCGAACAGAATATCGTGCTAGATAAGTTTCTGCAGTCAATCATTGCTAGTAAAATCGACTACGATGACCTGTTAGTAGGAGACAAGAATGCCATTCTGGTAGCTGCCAGGATATTAGCCTACGGCTCACAGTACACATTCAACTATACCGACCCGGTAACAAGGGTAGCTGAGCCCGTTACTATCGATCTAGGAGACATCAAGGACAAGGAAATCGACTGGTCTAAGTTTACCAAGGGGGTAAATGAGCTAGACATCAAATTGCCTACTACCGGAGCTACCATCACCGTAAAGCTGATGACTCACAGAGATGAGATGGCTATAGAAGCTGAGATTAAGGCCATGAAGAAGTTCAACAAGAACGCTTCAATAGAGGTCACTAGCAGGCTGAATCAGACCATTTTAGCCGTTAACGGGGATAGGACAACGGCAACCATCAGAAACTTCGTAAAAAGCATGCCTATGCGCGATACAAAGGAGATGAAGAAGGTGCTAGCGCTGTCTACTCCAGACCTAGAGATGAAATTTGATTTTACACGAAGCAACGGAGAGGTAGTGGAGGGCCTGACTATACCGATGACGGTCGATTTCTTTTGGCCTGAGTCCTGAGTATAGGAAGAGTATGCTTGAGGAAGTGCTATGGCTAGCTATGAACTCCGAAGGCGGTATAAGCTATACGGAGGCATACAACATGCCAATATCCTATCGCATATTCAACATCCGTAGAATATCAGAAATAAACAAAGAGAATAATGAGGCTATGGCAAAGGCTAATGGTAAGGGAAATTCCATGAGTATGGAAGACCTGGCTAGGCCTAAGCTTGAATCTCCAGATATTGTAACAAAGAGGGCCGCTAAAAAATAGCGGCTTTCTCTATTTATATACAAAGACAGAATATGGCAAAAAGCAAGACTAGTGTCGGATCTAAGGGAGATATAGATTTAAAAAACCTACAGGCGACTTTAGATGCAGTCACTGAGATGGAAAAATTAACAGACCCAATTAGAAAAGAGATGGTATCCATAGCTTCTCTATTTGCCGAACAAGTTAATTATGCTAAGACTCTGACTCAAGAAATGAGGAATCAGGCCGTCAATATGAGAGAAGTAGCTAAAGTGTCTACTAATATCAAGAAATTAGAAGAGGAGATTTTATCGATAAACTCTAGGATGGGTCTTGAGACCATCAGCAACGAAAGAATGCAGAAGCTGATTAATGATCAGAAGACTATAGGGGCTAGACTAGATTTAGAGGCGATAAAAGCTGCTAAAGAACTTAAAACGGCTAGAGAAGATTTGAGAGGCTTAGCAGAAAGTGCAAGCGAAAAGGCTAAATTAGAAAAAAATCAAGCTACTTCGGAAGCAAAGGACTTAGTGGAGACTATAAAGAAAAATATAAAAGCTAATCAGGCTTTAGGAATCGTATTAAATAAGCAGAAAGATCTTATAGCAGCTAAAAATGCTTTAGAGAAGACTTCTGTAGAAGATGAAAAAAGAAAGGTTGAACATGCCAAGAAGTATGCGGATATATATAGTATGATAGCCAAAATACCTATAATAGGATCTAGATTAAAACCACTAGAGCTTCTAGGTGCAGCTAGACAAGGTCCAATGGCGGCGTATAATGAAGCCAAAGCTCAATTAAAAGGATTGGATCCTGCTGCTAAACTTGGACTGAGTTTAGACATTATGTCTAAAGTAGTAGGCATCTTCAAAAAGCTGGCAGAGGTGATGTTCGCAATGGACACCAACATAACTGCTGTAGCAAACGGGCTAGCCATATCCAAGAAATTCGCATTAGACCTAACCTACAGCATCTCAAAGGCCGACAGCGTAAGTCAAGAGCTAGTAGGAACCTTCGATCAAAGCTTCGCAAGCATCTCCAACGTTGCAAAAGCAATAACAGACCTGCAGGAAGCCTTTGGAACCAATACAATGTACTCCAAATCCATGGTGGAGAGTCAGATATTGCTGACTAAGCAAATGGGTCTGACGAATGATGAAGCAGCAGGTATCCAAAAGCTCACCTACCTAACCGGATTAAGGACTAAAGAGATATTAGATATCAGCCTGAAGCAGGGCAAATCTAACATGTCGTATAAGAAAGTCCTTCTAGAGCTCAGCAAAGTAAACTCAGAGATATCCACATCGTATAACAACCAGGCAGGAGCTCTTACAAAAGCCATAAAGCTAGCCGGTGAGTATGGCATGACTCTAGACGACACCAGAAAGGTTGCAGATAGCCTCCTTAGCTTCGAAAGCTCAATAGAAAATGAATTGAAAGCCGAACTGTTATTAGGAAAGCAGCTTAACTTCGAGAAGGCAAGAGCCCTAGCACTAGATGGAAAGTCAGCTGAAGCTGCTGCCGAAGTGGTAAAACAGTTCGGAGGAGTAAACGGACTAGCTAGGGAGAACGTAATAGTGAGAAGGGCTGCTGCTGAATCTATTGGATTGAGTTCAGAAGAATTGACTAAGTTTGCCCAGCAGCAAGAGCTATTAAATAAGATGGGAGTGGATGATAAACAGATATTGCAAGATAGGTTGACCGCCTTAAGATTAGCCGGAAAGCATCAGGAGGCCTTGAATTATGAACAGGAGATAGCTAGAAGGACTGGAAGCGATATATTAGCTCAAGACATAGCCAAGGCTAGCCTAAATGCTAGGTATGAAGCGTCTGTAAACAGGATTAAAGAGATATTTGCGAGCACATTATCAGGCCCTCTTACAGGAGCCCTCAACGCATTAGCTAATCTATTACAGCATACAACCCTTCTTAAAGTTGTATTCTACAGTCTCATAGGAATTCTTACGACACTATCCGTTCTGATGGCGGGTATTGCTATTAGTTCAGCGTTAGCTTCAGGAGGAGGTACATGGCTAGCTGCAGGGGCTGTAATTGCAGGCATAGCGCTACCAGTAGCAATAGGATTGGCATCCGGTCCTAGTAGCGGATACGGAGCAGGAATGTCTCCAATACCACAAATGACCGAAGGTACATCCGCTGCCGGACAAGCAATACCAACCCCACAAGGGGCTACATCAAGGATCAATAGAGGCAGCACAGGTGTATCAGGTGCCACTGCTGGTGGGATGTCGACCGGTGATGGTAGCTCAGACGTAGTATCTGAACTGAGAGCCTTAAGAAATGATATGAAGAGAGGCAGCTCTGTAAACATCGACAGTGTAAGATCTGGCGTAGCTTACGGAATGTCTCGTACAGGTTTTGCATAATTCCTATATTTATACTAAACAAATCAATATGTCACTAAGAAACATGCAATCAAAACTCGGCTACCCTAGCGGTAGGCCTGATGGGTTTGACCTAGGAAGGGGATCAACCCTGCATAATGAATCATCTACAATCAACAGCCCAGCATTCAGCACATACGTAAGTCCGTATCTAAGAACGCTAAAGCCTGTAGATAAAGCCTATCTGTTCCCTAAGAACCCTTCCAAGTATCTAGATAACCTCCCAGGATAATGCCATCATTAAAAGACCTTTCCACAAACCTAAAGAACTTCACTTATTACTCCGGTAGGGGAAACTTTACCGGAGATAAGGTGGGGTATGGAGGTAACAAACCGCTGATAACAACCCCTCCTGGATTCAGGTGGAGTCCATCTAACGTAGATGATGGGTTCATGCAGTTCGGTACGGTTACCGCTGCGACAAGGTCTGCATATGATACAGCTCGTATAACTAAATTCCTGTTAGGGTCTATAAAAGGTCCGCTATTTGTGTTGAAGCAAACAGCGCTACAAAGAACTAACGTTGCATTAGAGTACAGTGGAGAGAATACTAGGAAGTCGGAGATATCATCTGGAAAGGTTAGAAACCTATTGAACAAGCTATCCAACGACTTTGGCCCGACCCGTCAGTATACTCCTTGGCCAATGCTAGCACAAGTGGCTACAAATGCTTTCGGAGCTAAGCTGATGAGGCATGGTAGAGTACCAGCAGAATCGAATTCAACGTCGTATGAGAGGTATATATTAGAGAAGGATACTACGCCATCTATCAACAGGCTGAATAAGCTATTGAGTTATTTTAGCGAGGATACCAATAATAAGGTCATAGCGAACTATAAAGGAGGCCCAGAATCTTCATTCGGAGTAGGTAGGACAAAGGTACTTGCCATAACTAGAAGGTCGATGGATCAGAATCTAGTAGGACTGAAAAGTATGAAAGGGTTCACTTCGATCCCACTAAACACCCTATTAGAGATAACTGAACTAAGGACACTTGAGACAGGATCTTTAGCTTATTTGAATGTATTAATAAAAGATCCTAAAGACTACTTTAACTTTACATCTTCAATAAAATTCAGCGATAAGTACGACTACAGGAATTTCAAAAACACTGTAAACGGTAAGCAGCCTGGATATGTCCCAATAGCAGCCTCGAACTACGCAAAATACAATCTAGAAACTAGGATAGGCGTAGCTAGAGATAGAGGTAATGATAGATCTAATTATGCAACTGGGTCAAATACATACGACAAAGTAAACGCACTTAGCCTAATACAAGGACCCGGTCAGCCTAAAACCTTAGCCGACAGCAATAAAGTATTCGACTATAACGGAAACCCTCTTGTATACACGCCCACTAACCGTAAAGACGAGGTAGCTGCTAGGGACATGGTGAAGTTCAGAATCAAGTCTATCAATAACGACAAGCCTACCGAAGGAGTATTCATCATATTCAGGTCGTATATAACAAGCATAAAGAGAACCGTCAATGCTAAATGGGATCCCTACAATTACGTGGGAAGGGGAGAATCCTTCTATCTATACGATGGACATACTGAAGCTATCAGCGTAGCATTCACTATAGCGGCATCAAGCCGGTATGAGATGAGACCTCTATATCAGAAACTCAACTACCTGATATCTACCTTCGCACCTGACTACAAAAACGGTAAGATGAGAGGTAACCTATCAGAACTGACGATAGGAGACTTCTTACTGTACCAGCCAGGGATAATCACATCATTAGACATGACCATAGATGAGGACACGAACTGGGAGATAGCTATTGATGAGGTTGA